TTAGCTTGAACGGATAAAAGTCATGAGCTGATCCACGATTTCAACACGTTGATTATCATTTATGTGGGTATACATATCAAGAGTGGTTTGAACATTATTGTGACCTAATCTGTCCGAAATGATTTTTGCTGTAACACCAGCTTCAAAGAGAAGAGAAGCATGTGTGTGTCTGAACCCGTGAGGAGTAATTTTCTTGATATCATTGTGTTCACAAAAGAACCTTCTAAGTCTCTCTTTCACAGCTGAAGGAGAAATCCATCCTCCGAAACTATTCGTGAAGAGATAATTCGAATCATGCTTATAAGGAACACTAGCCTGAAAATATTCTTTTATCTGCTGACGCTTCCAGAGTTTCAATACATTTAGAGTTTCATCATCTAAAGTGATGACTCTCTTACTCATTTTGGTTTTAGGAGCCTGAACAGTTTGTTTTTTATTAACAACGACTGCTGTCCGAGAAATGCTTAACCGTTTATTTTCAAAGTCAACATCTGACCACATGAGCCCAAGTGCCTCACCACATCTCATACCAGTAAAAGCTAGCAAGTGATAAAAAGTATACTCTACTTGTTTACAATCTTCTTTGCAAACTTTAAGAAACTCCGTTAGTTCCTGCTTTGTATAGTGGTTCTCTTTGGCCTTTAAGGGCCTATTTTTAGGCTTGATAATCTTGTCTAAAGGATTTGACTTAATGATGTCAATAGAAGTGGCATACTTGAAAATACGGCTAATGACGGAGTAGTAATTGGCATAGAGAATATAGCGATTACTTAACTTGATAGCAACCTTCTGACAATAAGCTACACTGATCTGCTGGATTTTCATATCTGTAAAATACAAGTCAATCATAACATCAAGTTTTTTCTTAACGTTCTGATAGGTTGTTGGTTTTACAGTGCTTTTATAGCCATCAAGCCATAACTCAGCGACTTCAGCGAAAGTAGGGTTCTGGAAATCTTCATTGTTCGAAAAACCATTCTCTTCAACATCTAAGAGAAGGTCACGTTCGGCAGCCTTTGCCTCTTTTATGGTTTTAAAACCACGGCGTGTTGTGCGTTTTTCTTTTCCAGTTGCAGGGTCTATTCCCAGGTATGTTTGAAAGAGATATCTAGTCTCTCCTTTTTTTGTAATATATTT